GCAAAAATGGCGCAATTACAACGGAGCAAGTCTAGAAAACGATGTTGTGCTTCAATTTGACGGCACAGTACAAAAGTTTGGTAATGTAAACAATTTTGATTTAGCATTTATGACTAATAATGCTAACAGGATGGTTATTGACACTGCTGGTAACGTAACTATCGCAGGTAATTTAACCGTACAAGGCACTCAATTTATCGTAGACAGTAATACAGTAAATATTGCAGACAACATAATAGTGCTTAATGCTGACGAAACAGGCACTCCGTCGCAAAATGCTGGAATTGAAGTAGAACGTGGTGCATTAACCAATGTAGATCTACGATGGAATGAAACTACTGATTCTTGGGAATTTACAAACGACGGCAGTAATTATACGGATATAGGTGCAGGCGCAACAGGTGGAGGCCCTGACCAAGTATTTTTTGAAAATGATCAAACCGTGACTGCAAACTATACCATTACCACTAACAAAAATGCAATGACTGCTGGCCCGATCACTATAAATAGTGGCGTTACTGTAACGATTCCAACTGGATCAGAATGGAGTATTGTGTAATGAGCAAACTAAGATTATACGGCGCTACATCCGGTTATGAAGAAATTAAAACCGCAGACACCGGGAATAACAACACTTACCAAGTAGGCAGTACAGTAACAGCAGTTGATGTAACAGCTAGTGGTACAATCCAAGACTCACAGGGTAATGTTCGTGTGCTGAACAGAACCGGAATTAATAGCACACCTTACGCAATACCAGCAAACAGCTCAGGTAAATATTTCTCTACTACAATCGGAGCTGGCACAATTACAATTGATTCAACTAATTGCGCCCTGGGTCAGATTATTACTATCTACAACCATCTTGATACAAGTGTCACAATTAGTTGGACCAACATGACCAATGGCGTTTACATTGCTGGTAATACTACAAGTAAGGGGACAAACGGTTCTGTGACGCTGGTTGGCAAGGGCCTAGTTACAATCTTGAATGACGTAGCAACCCGTCTTATATTTAACGGGAACGTAAGCTAATGAGTATTACACAGGTAATGGCACTGGCAGCTTACCAAAGCATCCCTTGGGACGGTTCGATAGAGTACCTTATTGTTGGTGGCGGCGGCGGGTCTGGTTCTAATGGCGGCGGCGGAGGCGGCGGCGGAGGCTTTGTCACTAGCACAGCTACAATAAACACCAGTACCAATTACACTGTTACTGTCGGAGCTGGCGGAAGTGGCGGAGCAACACAAGGTGGAAATTCATCTATATCTGGAATCGGAGCTGCTACAGCCATCGGCGGCGGCGCAGGCGGCAATAGAGACTCTCTTTCTAAGACAAGCGGCGGTTCAGGTGGTGGTGGTGCTCACAGCACCAGTAATGGCGACACCAGCGCCGGCGCTGCTGGAACAGCTGGACAAGGTAACTCAGGTGGTAATGGTACATCTAATCTTGGCGGAAGTTCAGCTGGCGGAGGCGGAGGCGGAGCCGGTAGTGCTGGCACCAACGGTAGCTCAACACAAGGTGGTAACGGAGGTAATGGGTTATCTAGTAATATTACAGGATCAACTGTTGGCTATGCTGGCGGCGGTGCTGGTAATGGTCTAGACTATAGTAATTTTGGTGGTAAGTCTGGTCAAGCACAGGTCGGTTATGGCGGTGGTGGCTTAAATACTCAGTCGACAGGGGTAAACGGAAAAGGTGGCGGTGGTGGTGGCCAGGGTAACGGTACAAACACCGGTAATAGTGGTGGATTTGCTGGTGGATCGGGAGTTGTTATTATTCGACTGCCAAAGAGTGCTACTCTAACAAAAGTATCTGGCACGCCTAGCTTACCGACACCAGTTGAAATTTCAGGCACAGATGATCATTACTATGAGTTTCTTACCGTTGGAGCAATTACAGTTAAAGCTAATGGTGTTATCACGTAAAATGGGATATAATATTTAGGAGGATTTATGGCAACAACAATTTCAGGAAGTTCAATATCTACAGCTAACCTAAACTTAAGCGGCACTATTACGTCCGATGAGTTTGCTAATATGTCTAATGATGTAGCTAATATGTCTAATGATTTAGCTAATCTTAGCGGATCCTATAAGATAGGAAAGGTTATTTCTGAATATAATACCTCAGGATTATCTAACACTTCTAATGCAGCATGGGTAGCTTGGCCCGCCGCTGGCTTTACTAATCAGACTGGATTTACAGGTGGAAGCACTATTCACATAGAAGCTTGGATTCCAATGCGTAACGATTCTACTGGCTGGGGAGGAGGTTATGTTGATACTAACATCACATTTGATAATGGTGTGGCATGGAGAAGTTTAGGTAACCATGGATACGATGGTGGTGTGATGGCCAACACCAGCCCATCTATTCATGGAGAAAATATAACATATTTAGTTACAGGAACACCATCAACTGATTATAGTGTGAAACTCAGATTTATGTTTAAATCGTATGACGGTACGGTTGCTATTAATTCTAGTCATGATATCAACCGTACCGGTACTGCAGGATTCTGTCCTGCTGGCACAGACGGAATTGCTGATACCAGACTAAGCGCTACAGATGTGAATCAGAACTGGGGCTCATATAGAATTACAGAATATATTCCAACATAAATATGTAAAATAGGAATATTATATGAGTACCTTAGCAACTACAAATATAAAGAATCCAGATTCTAGCACAAACAATATTGTTCTAAATACTAATGGAACTGTTGATAGTTTGAACATTGATGGAAACATATCAGCTGCTAGTTTCAATGGTGGTCAGTTAGGTGGTCGCAGAAACCTGATTATCAACGGTGCTATGCAAGTGGCACAGCGAAGCACTTCGGTGACTGGAATTACTGCCTCTGGCTATCATACGGTAGATAGGTTTGTAACAGTTTTGAATAGTATGGGAACTTGGACCCAAACACAAGAAACAGATGCGCCGGATGGATTTGCCAATTCACTAAAATTAGAATGTACGGCTGCGGATGCAAGTCCAGCAGCAGGTGATTACGTTTTGATACAGTCTAAGTTTGAAGGTCAAGACTTACAGCACCTTAAAAAAGGAACGTCTTCTGCAGAGTCTGTTACTGCTTCCTTCTGGGTTAAATCTAATAAAACTGGTACTTATATCGTTGAACTGTTAGACTCAGACAATAGTAGTAGACATATTAGTAAAAGTTATACTGTCGACGCATCTGGAACTTGGGAATATAAGACTATTACATTTGAAGGCGATACAACCGGAGCGTTTGACAATGATAATGCACCCAGTTTACAAATAAATATTTGGTTTGGGGGAGGTTCTAATTTTACTGGCGGTAGTGCTCTTCAAACATCGTGGGGTGTGCTAGATAATCCGAGCAGGGCAGTTGGCCAAGTTAACTTAGCTGACTCCACAAGCAACTATTTTCAGTTAACAGGTGTCCAACTAGAACTAGGCGAAACCGCCACTCCATTCGAGCATCGGTCTTATGGTGAAGAGTTGGCTTTGTGTCAGCGGTACTATAACACAGACTTTGCACTTCAATATGACACAATTGGTTCACCTTATAATAATCTTAGTACTATTAGGTATGCATACTATATTAGAGAAAACTATCCAGTTACCATGAGAACTAATCCTACACTGACTTATATTGTAGCAGAGTCATATGCCCAATCAAATACCCATACAAGTAATTTTGTTAATTTTGGAAATACCAATAAAAAGTTTTCGATTCGTAACGGCAATGCGGCTGTAACTTATGCCGGTGATATATCTTTAGATTATGCAGCAGATGCGGAGTTATAAAAATGCAAGATAAAATGAATATTACAACAGCACAATATGTTCGATCGGAGTTTGAGAATTCAATATCTACAATTAAAGTTATAATTGATGGTATGGAAATGTTTGTTCCTATTGAACCTGCTAATCGTCACTACGTTGAGATCATGCGCCAAGCAGCAGCTGGTGAACTAACTATTGCACCAGCCGATTCAGAATAACAGAGAAAGATAACAGTGAATGAGTAAAGCAAAAAATCTAGCAACATTTGGTGATAATGTAGACAGTTCAGGTAACATAACAGATCTAAACGTAGATAGCAATACCTTAGTAGTAGATGGTGCAAATAACCGAGTAGGCATCGGTACTGCGCCTAACAAAAAACTGCATGTATATAGAAATGACTCAAACACTGATGCCCAAATTGTTGTCGAGCAGGCCGGTGCGGGCGATGCTACTGTAAACTTTCTGAAGACTGGTGTATATGCTTGGATGACAGGTATTGATAATACCGATAACAAATATAAAATTTCTGGTACTGGTGATGATCTTAATACAAATAATTACTTAGCAATTGACACTAGCGGTAACGTAGGTATAGGCACTTCGTCGCCCGGCAAAACTCTCGATGTGAACGGCGTAATTCGCCAACAGTTCGACGACAGCACAAACCTCTGGACAGACATTGGCATCAATGTAACAACCCCAATGGGGAACGAGCTGGTAATCCAAAACAACGCTACTGACCCAGATCAAATAAACCTCAATACGCCGACGATGGCTGGCCTTTTCTTCCGGGCGGGCGCTAGCACCTCAATTTCTGGTTTCAACACCGCACGGATTGCAGCGGTACGAGAAAATGCCTTTAACACGTCACTTGCGTTTGCGACTCGCAGATCGGGCGCAGGCCTAGCCGAACGCATGCGCATTACCAGCGACGGCAAAGTAGGCATTGGTACTTCGTCGCCGTTAGCTCCTCTAGACGTAGCTGGCAACATTTTTATATCTGCAGACACAACTGAGAGTGTCAGATTAACTATAGGAAATGGCAGATCGGGCGATGGGTACTCTTATGTAGACTTAGTCGGGGATGCTACTTATACTGATTACGGTCTTAGAATGATTAGAAACAACACTGGTGCTGATGCAACCTCTGATGTTCTCCACAGAGGAACTGGCGCCCTAAGGCTTACCGCAGTAGACGCAGGGTCAGTTCAATTAAAGACTAATAATACTAATAGATTTCAGGTTGATTCCACTGGCCGTATTCAGATGGTAACTAGTAACCTTTTAACTGATGGAGAAGGTAGTAATTTCAACGTTTCTATTAATGGATATGTAGGAGTTAGTAGTAGTCTTGTTGCAGGCGTCGGCTCAGGTGCTGTAGCACTTTCCATTAATGATGGTAAAGGTAATGCAAACTTAACATTTAACCATCATAGCGGTACACCTGACGTTACTGGCAACTCATTTCGTATCGAAACTAATGTTGATTCTACCACTGGTGGTTCTATGGTATTTGAAGGTTTGTCAACAACAACCGCCGGTGTTGATGTAAACTTAAATATGATGGCTATAATGTATGCAGACACTGGCAATATGACCATAAATGGTTCGCTTACGCAAAATTCAGATTTACGGATCAAAAAAGATCTGCAAATAATTCCCAATGCCTTAGACAAACTAAAAACCCTTAACGGCTACACTTATACAAGGACTGATAGACCAACGGAATTCCAGCAAACAGGTTGTGTAGCACAAGAAGTTCAAGCAGTACTTCCTGAAGCTGTCATAGTCGGCGAAGATGAACAACAAACCCTTTCAATTGCTTATGGTTCTATGGTAGGACTACTTGTGGAAGCGATTAAAGAATTAGAAGCAAAAGTTGCTGCATTAGAAAGCGGAGCGTAAAAACGCTAAATACACAAAAGGAGTTGTGTATGGGCAAGACTAGAGACCTAAGCCGAGCACTTAATGAAGCAGGTTTAATTAAAGAAAATGATATTCAAGACGCAGCAATATCTCAAAATAAGATTGCAGACAACGCAATCACAACTGCGAAAATACAAGAAGCTTCAAGAGGCATGACAAAGCAGCAAGTAATTGCTCTGTCTGTAGTATTAGGATAAAAAATGGCAAAAAATCTTTATAGTGGCGATTATACATTCGACGCCAGTGAACGTACTGTATCGATTGATGGTAACTATACTCAAAACAAACTTCTGTTAATTACCAACGTTACTGATGGAATAATAATTTACAACTTTGCTGAAGATACTCTAGGCGCTTCCGCAATCAGTTATGATAATGACAAAGAACTTACAACAATTACACTGCTGTACGATACTACTAGTATGGACGACAGTGATGCCCTTCAAATCTTCACAGAAGGATATTATCAGCATATCCATATGGCAGACGACTTAATTGACGGTGTTGGTAAAATTAGGGTGTCTAATCCTGAAAACCTAATTGATACTGACTTCGAATATGGCCTTCAGCCTACCAAGTGGGAAACGCTAGAAACTTCTAACTGGGTACCTAGTTTTTATGTTGGAGAAGGCGATCTTGCTTTAACTATTGTATCAAGTATCAATGCAGTAGCAAACAGCAGTCTGATCACAGTGCAATGTTCAGAAGCTCACGGTTTGGCTGTGGGTACTCCGATTGATGTGCAAGGATTAAGCAGTAGAACCGCAGAAGGTAAGTACCTCATCAAAGCTACAACTACAAACTCTTTTACTTACACAGCGAATGCAGCACAAACTACAACAGGTTCGATAGGCAGCATATATTCAACAGTTACACCTGGCTCATTCTATACTGGTTCAGAAATTGCATTTGATCCTGCGTCGGGTATTTCAAGTGATAATGCTACACAAAGTAGTATAACTGTAACTACAAATGACCCACATGGTTTCAAAGCTAACAGTAATTTTTACCTTGTAAATACTGTAGGTGCAAAAACTTTTAACCTTACTGACACTACATCGTCAAATGCACCAGACGGTAGACCTTATATAGATCCAGCAAACACCATTACCAAAACTTTTAATCCAGATCAAACTCTCACAGAAACAAAACAGATGCGTACTAAGCATCACGTAAAATTTAGTTCATCAGCAGTAAGCACAGTTAGTAATACTATCACATGGAACAGTCACGGATTACAAACTGATGATTGTGTTATGTACCTGAAGCCTGCAGGTGATACTGCTGTTGGAGGATTAACTAGTTTTACAGAATATTGGATTATTGTAATTGATGACAATACGGTATCATTGAGTGCTACACCGGGAGGCAATGCAATTAACTTATCTAGTGCTGGCACAAGTGCACTAGGAAGACACAGTCTTAATTTAATGTACGAAATTTACTATTATAATTTTCCTAGAAGAAACTATAATGCGTATTGGTATACAAGGCATCATTTCACAAATCAAGGATCCGGACACGATTTGACAACAATCAACGATGGTAGTTATGGATTAGGTGCAGGAACAATAGTAAAACATCTACTAGTATCAAGATACACTGGTAATAGATTTTATTACGGAACTAATAGAAATAGTTATTGGTATTACTCTCCATATCGTAATTCTAATATGACGCTAGGTGATACAGGTACAAATCCAAAAAATTTCAATTTTATGGAAGATTACAATAGATTTGATTTTACACATAATGGATATTGGGATGGCACGCAGGCACATCAAGGCGGCAATAGATATTTTAGAACTTACAAATATTATTGGGACGGAACCTATAACGGTTACTTAACTTCAAGTTCTAGTAGAACTTTTATAATGCCACTTGTAAGAGACGACGAAGCTGATAGTTTTTATTATGAAAACCACGGGCTTTCCTCAGGTAACACAATTGACGTAACTACAAACAGTGGTACAAATTTCTTTGTTAGCAATTCTACTTTGGCAAGTCCTACCAACAACAATAACCCTATACAACTAGCAGACGGTGAATATAGCATTGAAAAGGTATCTGACAACAGGTTTAAGCTATCTAATTACAGATTACAGCATGCATCGGGAAATTATACCTTTGATGCAGAGCTTTCCAATACAACAAAAAACAGCATATACCTACCGCAGCACGGTTTAACAAATACAGATTCTGTAGCATACAATGTAGAGTCAGGTGGTGTAAACCCTACCAGTAATACTGGACAAATATTACCTAATTACACTTTGCCTACAACTACAAGCACTTTACCTCAAGTACACTCTACAATTGACAGTATAGTTGATTCATATTTTACTAGTCAAAGCATCACTACTCAAGATTTTGTAACAGCTAGTACTGCTAATAGTAGTAGAATTGCAAACACAGGTGTATCTAGCGGAACTTCTAGTTTAGTTTATTATGATTTACATTACACAACTCATGTGTTCGGCGGCACTATGGGTCAAGTAAACATTCCGTCTAGTAATTTTTATCTTAGTAATCTGAGCTCAACACAGCCTTATAATTTGTTAAGTAATACAACTTTAAATGTTAACGGCAGAACTTTTGCAATCTGTGCTAGCGACTGGTCTGCTAACACTACTATGGACAAGTATCTTTGGGTAGCTGGATCCAATAGAACTAGTTCATCAGAAAACTGGTATGCATATTTTAGAGATGGCGGCCAATTTACTGGCGGTAGTATGCGAGGTAATAATAATCTAACAAATCAACAACGGACTGTTGTAGCAAGTGGTAATGATTATAGATTTGCATGGTATGGTTTCTGTTATACTAGAACCAGTTCACCGAGTACAGTATATCTTCGTATTGTACTTAAAAACTATTCAGACTGGGCTACAGCAACTACAAATTCTTATGTCGCAAGAACAACAAATAACAGCTCTTACTGGTATGGACAAGATACAAATAGCAATTCTTATCGACAAAAAGACGATTTAGAATTAGGCTTATTCTTTATGTTAGACTCTGCGGAAACTTGGGGGAACAACACTGATCTTCAAAACATGGTGCATCACATAATTGACGAATTTGATGCTAACTTTGTATATCCTGCGTTAACAGGAGCAACCACATATAAAGTTAATGTTATTAATAATGACAGAATCAGCTTGAAATCCACAGCAAATGACATAGAAGTTGATATTACAAACAATGGCACGCAGCCATTAAGTTTCAAAACACAAGGTGTTTTAGGAGTAATTGATGGTTCATACACTGCTGCAAGCGCAACAGATGACACGTTTAGTTTTACTTCTAATACTCAAGTAGAAGGACAAACTGTATTAGTAGATGCAGCAAATGGAATAGTTGGTACAGACACTCTGAAAGTAGAAAGCAGTGGAACACATTCTTTCTTGAACGGCACACAAGTTACATACAGTAACAACGGCGGCACTGATATATCAGGTTTGACTGACGCAAGTGTATACTACGTAAACGTAGTTGATGATGAGCATTTTAGATTAGCAGCTACGGAAGATGATGCAGTGAATGGAACGAATATTATATCTTTAACTGCCGGCGTAGGAACCAGCCATAGTTTCATTACACAAAGTTTAGCTGGTATTGTGGAAGCTGAAGGCACAGTAGACGTTACTTCTGGATCTACAAAAATCGAAGGTAACACAAGCTTATTCAAAAGATATTTCAAAGCTGGTGACACTATATTCTTAAAAGACGACAATGCAACTCCAGGATCATTGGAAACATTTAAAGTTACTGCTGTAGCAGATGATACAACGCTAACAGTAGATACAGCACCCACCTTTAGCACTACTGCTTCAAAATATTTTGTAGGATCAAAAGTATATGCAAGACCAGATGGATATTCTGTGCACAGACCATTTGATGGTGGTGTAGAAATTGCAGCCGGTACTGCACCTTACTCGCATATATGTAGACAGACTAGAAAGTATTTTAGATACCAGTCTGGTAAAGGCATTCAAACATCTCTTGCTATTAACTTTAACCCACCTGTAACATTAGAATCTCTGTCAGCAGTATCTGGGCTTTCGCCTACTAATGAAACTTACACAGTAACTAATAACGGCAATGTAGGTTGGAATATCGCTGAGACAGCATTAGGTGATAATCCAGCACTTACACTTTACAGGGGTGCTACCTATACTTTTAATATTAATGCTACTGGACACCCATTTTATTTTACCACAGACGATGGTACTAACTACGTAAGCGGCAGTTATGTAGATGAGTATACATCAGGAGTCACAGGTTCTAGGACAGAAGTTGGCACTGTGACCTTTGTTGTGCCTAGCAATGCTCCGGATAATCTATATTACGCCTGTGGTAACCATGCAGTAATGATAGGCATGATACAGATACTTGATTATCCTAGCAACCAAGGATTAGCAAAAACCAAATATCCACACAGATTAAATGTTGGACAAGACATAGAAGTAAGAAATGCATCTGATCCTGTATATAATGGAACTAGAGAAGTAGTTTCTATAATTGACGATTTCCAATTTAGGTATAGTCTTTCAGGTACACCAGTTTCGTCAGCACCGGGAGGTATAATAAAGTATAATCTTGATGGATACTCTGGCGCATTTACAAGAGCTGGCATGTTTGATTTCCAAAATGGATTCTTTTTTGAATATGACGGTAGTACTTTAAATTGCGTTAGACGTAGTAGCACAACACAATTAAGTGGCACTGTCCAAGTAGTGAATAACAGTGGTTTGGTAACTGGTAACGGCACAAGCTTTTTAGGACAATTAACTGCCGGAGATCGAATTGTATTACGTGGACAAAGTTATAAAGTTGTTAGAATAGATTCCAATACGCAGCTTTATGTACAGCCTGGTTTTAGGGGAATAAGCACCGAAGGTGTAATTGTAACAAAAACAGAAGATGTCAAAGTACCTCAAGAAAATTGGAATATCGATAGGTGTGACGGTACTGGGCCTACTGGATTTGTGTTGAACCTAAATAAAATTCAAATGGCATATATGGACTATTCATGGTATGGTGCAGGTAAAATAAGATTTGGATTTAAAGAACGCACAGGTCAAATTAGATATTGTCATCAATTTATTCATAACAATAGACTAGACGAAGCTTATATGAGATCAGGTAACATACCCGCAAAGTATGAAATCGAAAACGACGACAATCCAACTTATGCTCCGACGCTGTTCCACTGGGGTACCTCTGTAATTATGGACGGTACATTTGATGATGACAAAGCTTATTTGTTTACTGCACCAAGTAAAAGCTTATCATTTACAAACGGTGAAACCAGTGCTGTAACTACAACTGGTGCATCGTCATTGCAAGGTTTCTATAATTGGAGTAGAAGACAATATGATTGGTATGTGAGAATACCATTCAATTCAAATGATGCATCTAAATTCTATAGTGGATTAAAATTATATACAGCAGACGGATCGCTTAACGGCGAAGAAGTTAGTTACACCTCATACAGTGGTTCAACTTTCTATGTATACATTTATGTACAGACTAGTAGAAATCAACCAGCTGTGTATCCTAGTGCTTCAAATGCAGAGGCAGTTAACCTAGGTGTACCAGCAGGAGGCGGCGGCTCCGACGACAGTGTTAACCTTGGTACTGATACTATTCCTCTAGTATCCCTAAGACTAGCTCCGAGTGTTGACGGTAGCTTAACCGGTAATCTAGGTGAAAGAGATATTATTAATCGTATGCAACTTAAACTGAACGAAGTAGGTCTTATACTTACACACGATTGCGAAGTAAAGCTAATCCTTAACGGTGACCTAAGTAACGTAAGTTGGGAAAATGTTGCTACACCTAGTTTGAGTCAGCTTATTAAGCACGACGGTGGTGATATTGTAACTGGAGGTACAGAAATCTTTAGCTTTAGAGCATCAGGTGGTGCAACAGATAATACTGGTGCAAGATTAAGTGCTACAAGTGACTTTAAGCTAGATGACATTATTGATCTAGGTAATGCAATATTAGGCGGTAATGAAGTATATCCTAACGGTCCTGACATTCTAACTGTTGCTGTTCAAGTGGTTGATACAGGCGGTATTGGTGCAGATAATCCGTTTAAGAGCAGTGCTAGAATAACTTGGAGTGAATCGCAAGCGTAAGGTTAGTATCTATTCTGCGTTAACGATAAAGAAATGTTGAGCCTGTCGACCTGCATCAGTGGTAGAGATAGTTGTTGATACAAATGCATCACCAGCTGATGCTAATTTGTAAGCATAGTCCATGTAGTCCTCTGTTGCTAGAGGCTCGCCATCCACATGTGTCCAACCAGTGTTTGGGGTAAAGGTAGGCGTGGGATTCTGAATGCTGCCACCGGGTCGTCCAGTCAAGAAGTACATGTAGATTCTACCGCCTGCTGCATTGGTAGGCGATGTGGTGCTGATTGTATCAGATAAAGAAGATGGACCATCAGACTCTTGGAAATTTGCTGACGAGAGAGATGTGATTGGGTTGTCTGGTCTAAATGCTACCATAACACCTGCTGACGTATCAGTAGTGTTCCACGTCACTGTCCATGAAGACGTAACACCATCCCAAACCCTGTACCACGAAACACCTTCAGGATATTCAGTTCCACTTGTATTTGCTCCTACGAAGCTCCATCCTGTAAGTGGATCAGAGCTGGTATATTCACCCTGCGCCCCACCAAGCTGCGAAGCCTCATTGGGAATGTTGTTATCTCCGTCCATGAAACTAGTGGCAATCAGCAAATCACCAGCTTGTGCACCTGCTGGAACTGTAAACGTTTTTGTCGTTGTGTTACTGGTCGATCGCTCGTAAGAAGCACCCACGTGCGTGAATGCTGTGACAGGGCTTCCGAATACATTAGTAGCAGCAAGAAGAATTGAACTCATTAGGAAACGTCCGTTCCTGATACTATAGCATGTATACTACTAAACATTGTAATAGTAGTTGTTGAGTATGCACCAAGCGTAAGTGTAGCGTTGTGAGTAGTATTATTATCAGCAGCCTTTCGGAGATGAGTTATTGTGTTTCCATCTTCTAGCGAAATAGTATTTCCAGTATTATTATACAGCGTCATTACTGCACCAGCTGCAGGTGCGCCCAAAATAATATTAGAACTCGCCGGCGGGTTAAGATAGTAAACACCTTCATCAGAAATAGTTTGACCTGTAGTAGATATAGCTATCCTACGAGGTGTTCTTACATTACTAACTGAATCCTCTATGTCAACAGTTGCAGTTACCGCAGTGTTGGTAATCCTTAAACGCTCGTCTGTCATTGCTGCTGCGTCGTTACTTGATCCAGATCCTACACCAACGTTGAACGATATATACTCGTTGCCCCATGTTCCGCCGTCGAAACCTGCACGGATGTCAGCTGCACGCCTATTGCCAGTGTCACCGGGAAAACTTTCAAATGTACCCCAAAAACCAATACCTGTAGACAAGTCGCCTGTGCCACTGCCAGTCTTTAGAAATAAGGTTTGTTCGCCAGCAGCTGGGGTGTCAGTGTTTGTACCGCCACCTTCAAAGATAACTGTTGGTCCAGTGCCATCTTTGTCGTCTACATGAAAGAAGGTCTCCGGGGCGCTGGTATTAATACCAACCTTGCCATCAGATTTAATTCGCATTCTCTCAGTGTTGTTAGTGTCCAATCTAATGTCGCCTGCATCATCAGTCCTTAAAGTCAAGCTGCCAGTACCACGATGAAGAATTTGAGTTTCTTGGTTGACTCCTGCCCAACGTACAAAACGAGCGCTGTAGTCAGAATATGTACTATTGGAGATTAGATCAATGTAACTATCGCCATCGCCAGTCCGGCCGCCGCCTACTTTCATATACCGCGCCTCGGTTGTAGCAGCGTCTAGCGCAATTAGATCAGCAGTAATAGTACCGTTTACATCAAGATCTTTATTAAAGTTCCAATTATCGCCCGCACTTGCATATGTAAGAGTAGCACCTGCACCGTCAACTGTAAGTCCCGCTCCGTTGGCAGCAGCAGAATTGGCAGCACCACTTGCTACAGTAATATTAAGATCATCAACCTCTAATGTTGTAGAATTTATTGTAGTGGTTGTGCCATCAACTTGTAAATTACCAGCTATTACTACAGTGCCGGTATTGTCGCCAACGACGGCAGGATCAATTGTAAAAGTCGCAGGACCAGCTAGATAGCCGCTTACGGTAAGATTACTGTCAATAGTAAGTGCACCACTAAATGTTCCGCCGGACGAAGACGACACGGTATCTTCTACTGCGAATAAAAATTGACCTATTATTTCTATTTCGTCATTAAGCGCTGCTCCAGTATTCAAGACAACAGTGCTACCATCCGTCGCAGTATATTCACTTGTAGGTAATAGCAAACCATTTTGATATACATCAACAAAACCAGGCGCATATCCCGCACTAAATGTGGTTTGGTTAGCTGTTGCAGTATAACTTACTCTTTGACGACTACCTTGTGTTAAATTTTGACCTATATAAGTTGCCATTTAATATCCTATGATTGTTCTAACACACTTACTATGACATCAGATACACTGTTAGCACTAGCAGTTACAGTTATAGTATCTCCAGTTTCAGCTACAACTCTGCCGTCTAACACACTAATTGTACTTCCGGAAGGCAGCGGAGCGTCTTTTACAATATAAACAGAGTTAAGTTGCGCACTCACTGTAATTTGGTTTGCTGAAGTATTAGCTATAGTTAAACCAATAATTATACCTGTTGTAGTAGCAGGTACTGTATAAATTAATCCCCCTGTAGTTGTGCCATTACCTGTATATCTTTTAAAAACCTGTGCCATATTTTAAAATCCTAGTGCTATTGCAAGTGCAGTGCTTAGTTCAATTATATCGTCTCTTGCATCACCTTGAATGCTTGTAGCTGTAACTGTTCCAGTTACGGTCATATTACCACTTCCGTCTTCTGTTGTAAGTGCAGGAACATAAGCTGTACCGTTAAATTTATTTAGTGTATTTGTGGCTTGTCCTGTAACATTTACATCATTCAAACTGCCCCAGTCGCCAGTAACTAAACTTAATACAGTCGAAGTGTCATATATGTATACTGCTACTACATCACCTGTTGATAACGTGTTTGAAAAGGTTAAAGTTGTACCGCTTACAGTAAAGTCAGTGGTTGGCTTTAATCTTGCACCATTTAAATATACATCAAGTTGTGAAAGTGTAAATGCTTGGGATAAAGTTACGTTGGCAGAACCGTTATTAACAACAGGAAATTCTTCTAATCTTAAAGAGCCGCCGCCGCCACCACCGCCGGATGCTGCTTTCCATTCAGCTTTAGTACCATCTGAGCTTACCGTTAAGACTTGATCTGCTGAGCCTAAAGAAGCTGGAAGTATTAAGTTGCCACTTATATTTTCAATACCGTTACGGACTTTAAGTTCGTTCTCTACTGTAACATCAGAATTAAATATAGCAGCCGGCACAACAGTGATTGCGGAACTATCACTAGTGTCAATAGTAGAAACTTCTAGCTGACCATTTACAGTAACATTGCCAGTAACACTTAATCCGCCACTTCGAGGCATCGACCATTGAGAGGCAGTTTCGTCATATTGCAAGAAATCTGTTGAGCCATAGGATATTAAAAAGTCGCCCGACTCTGCATAGATAGAGTAATAGTTTACATTTGTGTCATGATCAGCAGCATTATAAATCCTTAACTCACCGCCGTTTACGCTTCCAGTTCCGTCACCGGTTAGGTATAACGATCCCTTTGTGTTATCCATTGTGCCAATGTAAGTAAGGCCGTCTGGGAATCTAAAAGAACCGTCGCTGTTGTTGTAAGTGAAAAGATCAGTACCGTTAGCTTTTTCTACAACAAATTGATCTGATTGTGCTTTTATTGTGTAGTAATCATTTGTTGTATCGTGATCTGCAGGATTGTATAGGCGAATAAAGCCGCCGAACGCACTTCCAGTTCCGTCTCCGTACAAGTATAAAGAACCTTTACTTGTATCATCAGTTCCTAAGGTTACAGTATCTGGTAAACTTACTGTAACCGCAGCAGTTTCTGATCCACTACCTGTAACGTCTACTTGATTAGTTGTTCCTGTAACGGTAGCAACGTAATTGCCAGTGGTCATTGTTCCTAAAGTTACATAATTATTAGGAAGTGTGCCGGTAAAATTAGCTCCATCTAAATAATATGTTCCCTCTTGACCGTCTAGCGTATCTGCATCTAATCCGTTACCGCTGCCTTCGTTTGCGGTTGTAAGTACTGAATTTCCACCTAAGGTAAGTGTGCTAGAAAAAATACCAGACGCTGCTTCAAAAGTGTCAGCAACAAGAGTTGCTTCGTTGTAACTTGCATGAGCTGTGTTAATGCTTCCTGTTGGTTCTGGATCGTATTCTTCTATAATTTTCCATTTGTTATCGGTGACATCCCAAAACAGACCCATATGCGTATAGCCAACACCAGTGCCACCGGTATTTCTATTTGAAAAGAAACCAGTATCAACATTTGCAGGAGCTGCGGTACCGCTCCAAACATCGCCCGATGTATGACCCGTAGTAGCACCAAAGTCAATTTCTATTCCGTTATCAAGTGTTTGAGCTGCGCCGGTTATAGCAACACCAGTTGCTTCTGTTGAGGAAAAGTTATCTTTACTCCATTCAAAAGTATCAGGAGTGCCTGTGCTATCTATTCTTACATAATAAGTGGTAGTCGTTGTGCCGCTGTAATGACCGCTAAAGTAAGCATCATCTAGTCCAGAGCCAGTAAAAGTTGTGTTAGCTTCTCCGATTGTATCACCACTATTTAGGTATATAAAGGCTGCGCCTGTGCCTATATTTGCTGAACTAGTTGATGTAGTTGTACCATTTACAATTAAATCACCGTCAACAATTAAATCATCGCCTATATGAGCTGCTGTCCTTACACGGAAACTATTTACCGAGTGATTCTGTTGATTAACTAGTAGAATACCTGATGTTGCATCACTTTTAACAACCCATCCTAAACACATGGGATAGTTAGGATAAACTGGTGATGCGTTTTGAACAGCTCCAGGACTAAGCCCTACAAAGAAGTTTGTCCCTGCAGTTAGTCCTGATGTGTCTACATCAAATAATTGTCCTGCGATAAGACAGTAACCATAACTGTTGTTGGGGATATCACCTGCTGCAATACCTTGAGCATTGTAGGCGTTTACGTCTGTAGCATCTGCAAGTCCTACTGTAGGAACTGCTGGTTTACTACCACTTGTGTAATTGCCACTGAAATACAAAGGTTGACCTTTTAAGATTGTTGAGCCAGTGTTGTTGTATACTCTTTGGTGTTCTTCTAGACCAATTTCATGAACAACATTTGGATCATCACTCCAATAGTTAAGAGTCGCATGCTCACTGTCATACCACATGCGTCCTTCTTGATAAGGTGCATGTCTAGTGTAGTACAAATCGTAATCTATATGCGATCCTACATTTAAATCATTAGACACAGTAAGGCTGTTTTCTACAGTCACATCTGCATTAAAATTAGTAGGCGGCACTACAGTCAAAGCACTTGAATCTACTGTGTCGATCTGAGGAGTTTGTACTGCTGTATCTGCTACGGCAGTACCTGATGTAACTTCAAATCCTGCACCAGGCACTCTTAACTTTGTTACGTTTGTATTTCCTAGTGTTATTTCATTTGTTGCAGTAGCAGAACTAGGATCAGCATTATAACCAATTACTGTCAGGTTTGAGCCTGTAGTTATTGTATCTCCTGCTTGTGCACCTACTACCGTATTGTAACTGCTGGCAATATTTCTACCTGCGAGTCTACCAACAGCAGTATTATAATCACCAGCTGCACCGTCTCCCATTGCGCTAGAACCAATTGCGACATTATGACTAGAAGTTGTAGCACTAGTATCAAGAGCGTATGAGCCGATAATAGTATTTCTTACTCCTGTAGTAATATCATTACCTGCAGAGTAACCTAATGCTACGTTAAGTTCACCAGAAGCATTTTCTAGCGCAGCATATCCAGATGATACATTGTAACTACCTGTTGCAGAGCCTTGAGAAAAAGCGCCCATAGCAGTGTTTCTCTCACCTGTTGTCAATGAGTATAAAGATGAATATCCAAACGCATTATTGTACTGACTAGTAGAATTAGTTAAAGTATAATCGCCTATCGCAGTGTTTCTGTTGCTAGTATTATTTTGTAGTGAGAATCGGCCAATACCAGTATTAAAAAACCCAGTTGCAAACTCTTGTGCATCGTTGCCAATAGCAATGTTAGAGCCATTGGTGGTTAGGGAATTAAGTGCATATTGTCCTATAGCAATGTTATTCCATAACGCAGTAGTTTCGGCCCATGATGCAAGTGCACCTTCACCTATAGCTAAACTGCTTGTATCATTAGTAGTGAATTTAATAAGATTTTGACTGCTCATTAAGTAGCCGTCTGCGCTTGCAACAGACCCTGTTGCTGCAAAGTTTCCGCTAGCATCTTCAGTTGCAGTGGTAGCTACGTATGCAGTGCCATTATATTTTATAAGAGTATTGGTAGTTTGCCCAGATACACTAGTATCATCAAGGTCAACAAAGGTGAATGATATTCCTGATAAGTTACTTCCGTCTCCGAAAAAATTAGCAGCAACGACACTGTTGGTTACAAAAAGATCGTTTTGTACTTCAACATCAGATTCAAAAAAGACTTCTGGTGTGATTGTAATCGCACTGGAATCTGTTGTGTCAATATTAGGCGTAAATAAAGTATTAGTGACGGTGAGATTATTACCTATAGTAACATCATTCGGTAAACCTATTGTAACTGCTGCTGATTCTGATCCTGATCCTGTTACTTCGATTTCGTTTGTTGTTCCTGTAATAGTAGCAACGTAGTTACC